GTAAAGCTATAAACAGAGATCACGCAAGTGTTATACATCATAATAAAAATTACGATACTTTATCTTATATACCTGAAATAGAAAAGCTTTATTACGCAGGTATAAGTATTTATAATATGATAGATAACAATCCAAAAAGTAACGATTCTCTAGAATTAGTAAATACATTTATGTATTCTAATAAAACGCTTAGAAAAAAATTAATTGATAAAACTAAAAAATTAAAAAATATTGTTGAAGAACACAAAACTTTAAAAAGAAATTACTTAATTTTAAAATCTCAAATTAAAACACATTAATATGGCAAAAAACAAGAAAAAAACAGATGAAGGAACAGTAGAAGTAACTATTGACGGAGTAAAAATTACAATACCATTATTGGTTAAAAGACTACTAGAGGATCAAAGAAAGTCTATACATTATTATAATCACGTACTAGCATTATGGATGTACAAAAGTTATGATGAGAATAGTGATAAGTCTATTGATCACGAAATAGCTAGTTTTATTAACGAAAGTATACCAGAAATCAAAGAAATGATAGAGCATTTTAAAGAACAAGATGCTAAACAAGAAAATAATTTAGAGGTTGTAGAAGATACAGACATTAATTAGTATCTTTGTACATCTTTCTGACTGAACTTTCCATGTTCAGATTTCATTGTTTTTTTGATTGGTTGTTCCCAGGGCTTGTTAAAGCAGGCCTTGGGCGTATACTATTATGGAGCTAGACGACATTTTTTCAGACAACAAAGAACCTATAGAACAACCTATAGAATGGTGGCAAGAAGACAAAATAGATCAAATTATAGAACTTTGTCCATACCCACAATGGATGGTTGATGATATAATAAATAATAAACCATCTACAAAAAACGAAGCAGACATTTTATTAAACAAACTGTGGTTTGATCACATACCCAGAGATCCTAAGGATCAGTTATTAAAAATGCTTTATCTAAATACTTTAATATGAAAAGAGATGAGCAAGTAGATATTATATTTATAATTATCTTATTTAAAGCTTTTCACGAAATGCTATACAGCATGAAGGGCAAGCATAGTAAAGTTACAAAACAAAAATTCAATAGATTAGTAAAGGTCGCAAGACAATACGAAAGGGACATAAATAAATGGGTAGAAAACTCAAAAGAAGTAGAAGAAATCTACGATCAATTTATGGACTTATTAATAGAAGCTAAAAAAGAAATTTAAAATGAGTAAAACAACAATAGTATTTGAGGGAGGCGTAGACAATATACGCACCTTAGCAGACAACAGCCTAAGAGTATCTTTAGGTACACCAGAACTATCACCACAAACTGTAGGTGATTTATATAGCGTATTAAAACAACCTGGATTTGTAGTATTATCAACACAACCTATAACGCAAAAGCAAATAGATGCAGTAGAATCTGCAAGTATTGATATGGAGTTTGATACAAAAACACCAGCACAAAGATTGCGTAATGTTCTATACAGAATATGGGAACAAACATCACCTAAAGACAAAAACTCAGAAGGTATAACAGAGTATGTAGATTTTGATTTATTCTACAAACGTAAAATGAACGAATTAATTAACCACTTTAAAACTAAATTAGGATGAATTACAACAGTATTACAAAAAAATACACTAAAATTAAAAACATCAATATTGTATTAAGAGCTTTTTACGCCAAATTATTATACAAGCTAGGTGTTAGTGTAAAAGAAATTGCATTTAGATTTGAATTATCTGAGAGCAGAATATACCAATATTTAAAAAAATGATTACTAAGGATACTAGAAAGACTTTTAAAATTAGGTATTCTGGTAGGTCTACTGACTACATTAGTCCTAGCTTTGGTCACGGCTGCTTATATGATTGTAGTTATTGTTATATGAAACGTCATAAGCCTACAGGATTAAGTATCGCTCAAAACCCTAACGATATATTAACTAGTATAAATAACCATGTTTATTTTGCTGACGTAGACAAGCCTAATCAAACACACCCTGAGTTCATAACTTATGACATAAGCTGTAACGAGGACTTTGCATTACACGCTAAATATCACGATTGGACATATATATTTGATTTTTTCAAAGAACATCCATTAGCTATGGGTAGTTTTGCAACTAAATATGTAAATCCCGATTTTGCTACGTATGATCCTGAAGGTAAAATACGTATAAGATTTAGCTTGATGCCACAACATATGGCTGACATACACGAGCCTAATACATCTAAAATAATTAATCGCATTAAAGCTATTGACGCTTTTATTGAGGCTGGTTATGATGTACATGTAAACTTTAGCCCTGTTATAGTTTATGATGGATGGCTAGAAGACTACAAGCACTTGTTTACTATGTTAAACAATAATGTGGAATACAAAGAAATTGTCAAAGCTGAGGTTATATTTTTAACTCACAACAAAAATAAGCATATTGAAAATTTAAAAAGAATTGTAGATGTAGAGTCACATTTATGGAGGCCTGATATACAAGAAACTAAAAATTCACAATATGGTGGTGAAAACTTACGGTATAAAGTAAATTTAAAATCACATTTTATCAAAGAATTTACTAAATTACATGACCAAATAATACCGTGGAATAAAATTAGATATATATTTTAAAACAATGAAAGAAGAAAAATCAAAATTACTAGAAGAACTGTTAGAGCTTTCTACTACAATAGTTCAAGAAAGAAACAAATCAAAAAACTTATACGATCAAGTTATATTTGAAACAGCTGATGTTTACTATTGGCTGCACAGATACATAGAAAGTTTACCCGCTATGGATAGAGAAGTAATAACTAACAGAGTAAGAACTAAAGAAAAAGTCAACAATAAAATAATACAAGTTGACTATGAATCAATTAAATTTTAATCATGAAAGTAGACGAAACAACATTCAAAATCAGAAAAACATGCGACTCTATAAAAGAGTTTTTAGTAGCAAAAAATAAAAGTTACGGCGATTCAGCAACCAAACCATTAAACATTTTTAGTAAAGGAAACGCTGTACAAAGCCTGTGTGCTAGGATAGACGATAAGCTTGCTAGAATTAAAAACAGAGGTATTGATAAAAATACTTTAGATACTGTTGACGATTTAATAGGATATTTCGTACTTTTGAAAATAGCAATTAAAGACAGTAAAAGTGTTGATGAAGAAGAAAACAAGTAAACTATTGTATAAAGCACATCTTTTAATAAATGAAGCTACAGGAGTAGATGTACCTAAATACAAAATGGATGAAGCTAAAAGAGAGGCTAGAAAACTTTATAAAGAAATAAAAGATTTAGATCCTAAAATATATAACATTTTAAAAGAAGATTTGTAATGAAACTATTAATTGAGGTAGAACTAACCAAAAGAGAATCAGAAAAAGAAAACGCAGAACAAATATTGGTCGAAAGATTATATAACAAATGCGACGATTGGTTGACTGGTAAAGAAATACCTGAATTAATATTTGTCTACGATGAACAAGATATAAATCCTTTAGATGCTTATAAGTACAATAGAGACGATGATGAATTTTTAAATTAATGGGAGTACATATACAGCAAGTAATATTTTACGAAAAGAAAGGTGATTCAACAACTAAAAAGATTGTTGTACCAAAAATAATAAACACAGATATATCATTTCAACTACAGTTTGGATTTACTATGCCAAAAAAAACTAGAAGAAGTTCAGACAATACGTTGAAATCATATCCAGACGTAAGCAATTTATGACATATCCAGAAAAACTAAGAAGATACAGAAGGTGGTTAGTTAAACAAATAAAGAAAGTTGATGACGCACTCAACGCACAATACAGAAGATAACGAATGGATCTTCATATATTGGTTGTAATATGGCCTAGTTAATTTTAACGTTATAGTTTAACTTAGCTTGTACCCCGTTATAAGCGCTCCATACAAAGGCGCTAGCTTTTTTAATGTTACCTACATAACCTTTTTGATCGTGCCACTCATCTGTAGCAGACATAGATGACAGATTACGAACAGTCAAACCGTTTAACTCTTCTACTGCTTGCATCTTGTAAGCTTTATTAGTATGTAAATGACCTCTATGTACCTCAACATAGCGAACGTCGCTCCAAATTTCTCTATAACGCTGTGAAACTATTCCTGGCAAGTCATTTAGTTTAGGACCATCACCATGGTCGTTTATTATTAAACATTTACCATAAACAAAAGATTTCATCATAGAGTTGCCATTGTCTACCGTAACGTTTTTGTTGTTTTCATAAAACATTTCTAAAGCATCACCTATGTGCATCATAGATTCTCTATCGTGATTACCTGGTATAACGCAAACGTGTACATCTGCATACTCTACAAGCATTTGTATACATTCTACTATTAACTTTCTTCCCGCTCTATATATTTCTATACCTTTATCAGTATTGTACTGTGGTGTGCCTTTAGTTGTACTAACTATAGGCCAATCGCCGTCAGAATTTAAAAAGTCATTACCTACTACAAAAAGTATTTGGTTTATATAAAACCCACTAGCTCTTTGGACTAAGTGTGTTAATGCATCAATCATTCTGCCTCTAGCTATATCTAAGCTGTATTCATCACCATCTATACCTATCTTACCAAGATGTAAATCAAAAGCGTTTATTTCTAATAGATGCGGATCATCATCTTTATAACTAGAAGGTCTAATTACTTGTTTAGGCACAAAACTAAAAAGAGGAGTCAAGTCTTCGACTAGCTCCTCTCTAATTTTCTTTATGTTTTCTAAAGGGTTTATCTTTTTTAACCAAGCTTTAGTTCTAAACATTGGTATTGTTATGGGTCTTTTAGCTTTATCAAAGCCTGTAACCTCATAAGTACCTATATCGTACTTGTCTACCTCCCAAACATCTATATCTACATTACAAGCCTTTAAAAGGTCGTCTAACGACTTAACTCTTTTACTATCTTCACAAGTAGCCGTAGCAGAATCTTTGCTTTCATAAAAATTTGTTTTTTCTTTACTTGTTGGATTTACTATTTTTTTTCTAAGTCCTCTTGCTATACTTCTAACTTTTTCATAAGAACAATTGAAAAGCGTTGCTGTTTGCTGGTAATCCTTGTTTAATTTTTCTGGATTAGCTAACAAATACGATTTAATCTCGTCTGTATTATTTTTTTTCATAAGGTGGTCCGAAATCGTGTTGTGATTTTACATCGATTTGAACAGGTTTAAAAGTATGATTCTTTCTCCATTTCTTAACCTTAGACATAGCTATATTTACTAACATGTCATTGTTAATAACGTCCTCACCATCATGGAATTTAATAAAAACATCTTTGATTTTAATTTTGTTTTTTTTCTTGTCCTGGAATACCCAATCGGTAAGCCAAATAGGAACCTTTTCTTTCATAATAATACAGTTACATCCAATTGACCTTGGTCATTTTGTTTGTAAATATATAAATAAAAAGGACTTGTACCACTTGTAAATTGTTTTTCTGTACCAATAACACCAGACAAAGAGTGTTGCTTAGCATTAGCAGCAAAAGCTGTTGCAGCAGCTATACCTTTTTGTCTCATTAAATATACTGTAGTAGGATGATTTTCTAATGTTTGATTAGGTAGCTTGCTACTATCTTGATCTAAGTTGTATTGTGATAGAAGCAAATTAAAAGTTAATGTTTCTGATGTACTAGCGTTTACAAAAAGTATATCTTGTAGCTGTCCATGTGTATTACTATCGTATATTTTAGTATACTTATTTGTTGAGGTATTAGTTAAATAAGATATATTTTTATAAGGCAACACAAAGTTCTTAGAAGAAACCTGTGACACAACTTTAGACTCAGCTTGTATTACATTACCAGAAGACGTAGTTATTGTAGATGATTTTCTAGCAGATTTGATAGACTCTGACTCGTAATCAGTTCTTAATAATTTATCGTATTCTTCTCTACTTAATGCCATCGTAATCTATATATTCTATTGTAACACTTTCTCCGTTTTTTAGAGCTTTTGCAATTTTTGGATAAACTCGTCTATACGCATTGACACTTTTTCCAACAAATCCGTCTTTAATAATGGTATTGTTTTCTTGGGAATCTCCAAGAATAAGACAGCCACTAGTATGTTCATCAGTATTTCCAGTATGTATAAGAATAAACTCAAAACCAGGCACGTCAATGATATGAAGCATACCGATGTGTATATTAGGATATTTTTTAGTATATCTTTCATGAAATCCTCCTTCTTTTCTTAATTCAATATTATAAATACCCGCTGGTATTCTTGTATCACCTTTAACTTTTAGAACTCTATGTTCGTCCTCTAAAGTATAACATAAAAACTGATTACCCAAATCATTAACCTCAAAAAGCAGACCGTTAGTAGAGTCTGCTTCTGAGTTATACCTTAATACTTTAAGTTTCATATTATGCGTCTAGCGCATCGCAAAGTAAAAACTGCGCTTTTTGTGCAGCTGTTGCAGCATCTAAATCCAAATTATTAGAAGCATCTCCTGCACCATCAATTTTAACTGGTGAAAAGAATCCTTCTCCTGGTTTTAAAGTTGCAATGATGTCGCCGTCAGGTTTAACAGATATAGCATAGTCTGTATCTACATTTTTAACAAAAGTATATAGTCTATCTTTATTTGTTAAATTAGCTAAATTTATTTGATCATCACCTGTGCCTACTAAAACCTCACCTGTAGTTAAAGATTCTCCTGTAGTATGAGATTGTGATATAAAACTAGGATTGAAAGAAAATACAATACTACCGTTTTGATCTGTCAATGTGAAAGATCCTGATACCTGTACGTTTAGTGCTTGTGTCGCCATTTTATATAATTTTTAAAATTATGCTGCTGAATCTATTTCTACAGCAAAATATTCAACTGTTACAACTCCTGTGTTTGCACGAGCTGTTGTTGCTCCTGCTCCTCTAATAATAGTAAATAAAAATTCACCTGGCTCTAAAACTCCAATAATATCATTATCACTAGACGCACCATCGTATACTGTTACGTAATTAGTATCATCCATGTTTTTAACGTAAATTATTTTACCATAACCAGGAGAAGACATGATTGTTGCGTCTGAACCTGTTGGTACATCAATACGTCCTGATGCAATTTGATCAACACCAGTGATATTTAACGAGAAACTAGCAGCTTGAGCCTGACTATATCCTGTGCCAGATGTAGCAGTCATATTTAAACTACCATTAAATGTATAATTTTGTGCCATTTTTAATTAAATTTAATCTGATTACAAAGTTACTAAAATAATACTACTAATTATTACTAGTACTATTTTTTTTAGAACTACCTCCAAAAAAGAAATCTATAATAGTATTTACCTTAGCTGACATAGCTCCAAATATTGTAGATATAAAGCTTATTTCAAATTCACCTAAACTAATAGACCCATTTACAAAATGCTGAAACATAACAAAGCTTATGCCAAAATACGCTACAGTAAAAAGAGTTGCTAATACTTTTTGTATAATAGCATCGTCTTTATATAAATCTCTTGCAGACTTTCTGTCTTCTACTTCTTTAGCAAAAGCTTCACGCTCTGCATCTAACAAAAGTTTTTGCAATGCTATTTTAGCTTTTTCTCTTTCTTCATCAGTTGTAATAACCTCATCAAGTATGCCTTGTGCATTATCTACAACTTTACCAAAAATATTTCCTAATATGTTTTGTAGCATATTAGTATTTTTTTGACTTCTTAACTTTAGCCTTTTTTACAGGTTTAGCTTTTTTTACGCTTTTCTTTGCGCTTTTTTTATATGATTTTTTATACATAACTAATTATTTAACTTCCACAATTTTCACAATCAGCATCATCTATATCGCAAGACTCAGGCTGTTCTTTATTAGTGAGGTCTATCATCCAATCCTCGAAGGCATCTGCTACCTCTTGAGTTAATGTGCTGTTAGCACAATTGCATTTAGACTTGTCACAATTTTCTTTTTTACAAAAATTTAATTCTTGTTCAACACTCATATTCCTTGTATAATCGTAATAATATTTACTTCTTTTTACCACTTCTTTTCTTTTTTGCTGTTTTAGCTGCTTTTTTAAATTGTTTAGCTGTAGGAGCCCCTTTACTACCTGGCTTTCTCATTTTTTCACCAGAACCAGCTTTTATTCTTTTTCTTTTTGCATGTATGTTAGCGTATAATCCTTTTTTAGCCATATCATTTACGTTTACAAGACTCTAGTCTAGCTAACTCTTTTTCCAAGTCATTTATTCTATCGTCGTTTTCATTAATAAGTTTTATTTTCTTTTCTAATCTTCTTTCTAATATTGCAATGTCTTCTTCTAATTGGCCTATTTGACTATACGCTATACCCATAGTAAATATAATACCAATTATCCATATTATATTACCAATAGATATAGTAAAATCTTTCTGCATCATGAGCCAAAAAACATTTTAGCTAAAGCAGCTGCTACTATACCATATAAAACCCATATAGCTTTTACTAGTACTTTCCTAGCAGATGTATTTTTATTTACTCTTGCGGTTACACCATTGTCTGGATTTAATAAATGCTCAGTAAGCATATCTAATTTTTGATCCATCTTATCTAGCTTTTTATCTATTTCATCCATGCGCATTTGCATTATTGCTATTTCTTTATCAGTAGCCATTATATTCTACTTATTAAAAAGTCTTCAATGTCAGATATATCGCTACTAGATAAATCTCCATTGTATATTAATAATTCATTTATGTAACCATTGTATTGTACACCGCTGTAAGTACCACTCCCTATTTGATTAACATCAAAAATACTTGATATTAAAGAACTTCTAGTGCCAACTTGCGTTTTATTAAACCTTACAGTTATAGTTCCTGCACCATCTCTAAATACAGTCATAACAAACTCTCCACTAGGATAAGATTGTGATAAAGGATTAATGTCATAATTAACACCATTAAACCTAAAACTAATTCTTGTTGGACTTGATCCTCTATATACTTTTATTAAGTCATTTAAAGCCCTACCAATTACACCGTCATTAGACAATGTTTTTGACTCATCAGGATCTATTACTAAAAACATAGTAAACTTTTGCAAATTTATTGTAGCCATTTGCAATATGTGAGTGCCGTCAAAATATACTTTGTTTCCAATTTTTTGTGGCTGTGTGCTAGCTGACGGAGAAGACAAATCGTAAGAAGCAGACAATGAGCTATGATTTGGCCAACTTCTTACATCAGAACCAGATACAACTTGATTATCCCTTTCGTGCCATGTAAGTAATCCAGACACAGTTAATGGGTCAATGTATACTATGTCTTCAACTACATAGTCAGGCGTTAATAATGTGTTTACAACGCCCATCATATTATTAGTTTTGTTGGTTGTGGAGCTATGTAACATACACATGATCCTGTTGCTACTCTTACATAATCCCATTTACCATAAATAGTAACACCTTTAGGAAATACATATGATGGTGTTATTTGATTTGCTGGTACTGCTGTACCAAACTCTGTGTCATGCGCTAACTCATCGCTTCTTGTAGATATAGAACCTATATTGCCATGTAAGTTATGTAAAGCTGCAAATGTTGTATCTTCAAACATGGTTATAGAAATAACATATACTGTGCAATCGTTAGGAGTTGCATCATACACTCCTGAAGACGCAAGTAAATATGCAGATCCATATTGACCTAACGCTGCAT